TGACAAGCGTGATACGAGAATTCGTATTAGCCCATATGCTGTTGAAAGAAGTCGTGCTAACTTTCGTTGCGATGTATGCGTTAGTGTTCGCAAGAGCTGCACGTTCGACAGCTTTAGTTTGATAAGTCGCAGAAGCGTTGGTTACTTGTAAACGATCACTAATTAGCGATCTAAGCGCAGTATTTGTTCCCGTTAAATTTGTATTGATCAAATCAATACGAGAATTCGTATTAGCAAGTGTAGAGTTGACGTATGTGTTTTGCGCAAACGTTGTGCGGATATCTGTTCCGTTTAGCTTCAAGAACCCAGTAACAGATGTGTTACCAGCAACAGTGTTGGCTACAACTGTTAGATTTCGCGCAACTGTAATGTTCTGAGCGGCAAAAGGAGCAAGTCTAAACGATGCGTGAGCTGTATTGATGTAGACGTTAGCGTCTGGTTCTGGCGCATAGTTCTCGAATACTTTCCATGTGCCAGCATCAGATGCGTCACGGAAGAAACCAGTGTGGTGATACGTTCCATCGTTATAGTTACCAGCGATACCAAGATCAGGATTATCTGTAATGTTACCGCTGTTCAGATAGATCATATTATCGCCAAGAACTAGGTTGTTGGCTGTATATGTTTGAACACCACCCGTGACAAACAACTTACCTTCAATGCTTACGTTAGCACTGAATGTTGTTAGCGGAGTTACTGTTTGTGGTGTTGTTCCCGTTTTCTTTAGGAAATTCGTATTGACGTTTGCTACTTGATAACGATCAACGATAAGAGTGCGAGCAACTGTGTTCGCAATGAACGTTGATGTAACATATCCATTTGTTGCGAGCGTTTCGCCACCAACTTGAAGCGTTCCGCCGGTCGATGATAGATTAGCCGTGCCTAGGGAGATAGTGTTCCCGCTGATATAAAGCGTTCTATATCTGCGTGTAGGTGAACCAAGATCATACGCAATATCAGTTTCTGGAATGATACTACGAGTTTGAATCGTAGTCGATACTGAATTAGTGATCTTAGTTGCAATGTATGCGTTTGTATTAGCCAACGCAGAATTGAACGTAGTTGTATTTACTTTTGTAGCAATGTAAGCATTGGTATTTGCGAGCTGTGACTTGATCCAGCTATTAGTGTTAGCCAATGCGCTGTTGAACGTTGATGTATTAGTTTTCGTAGCGATATATGCGTTAGTGTTCGCAAGAGCAGCATTGAACGTAGTCGTGTTGACTTTTGTTGCAATGTAAGCATTAGTGTTTGCTAGAGCTGTGCTGAATGTAGTTGAGTCAGCTTTAGTTGCAATGTATGCGTTTGTGTTAGCCAAAATAGTATTGACGTAACTATTAGACGCAGCATATGCTTTAGTTGCAAATCTAGTATCAGCGTTCGCAACTTGCAGATACGCAGAGAAACGCGCATTCGTATTGGCTAAAGCAGCACGTTCAACAGCTTTCGTTTGATACGTTGCTACTGCATTGGCTACTTGTAATAGATCACCAAGAGAGTCCCAGTATGTTTGATTTCCGTTTGTTTTTAGAACATATCCAGGCGTGCCAAACGTATTATTGGCTCTCAATCCAACGATAGTTGTATTACCACTAACCAAAAGATTTTGACTAATCGCGACGCGACCAGTGTGGTTTAGCAGTCCGCTTGTTGAAGGATTAGTCGAGTTAGTTTTAGTAGCAATGTAGGCATTAGTATTTGCAAGAATCGTATTGAACGTAGTCGTGTTCACCTTTGTAGCAATGTAAGCATTAGTGTTAGCTAAAGCAGAATTGAACGTAGATGCGTCGACTTTTGTTGCGATATACGAATTCGTATTCGCTAGAGCTGCGTTGAACGTAGCCGTGCTAGTTTTCGTAGCGATATATGAGTTAGTGTTAGCCAGTATAGATTTGACATAGCTATTGGCTGCTGCGTATGCTTTTGTTGCGTATGCAGATAGATTAGCTGCACCACCGCCTCCAGCAGCTGCAACAGCTGCAATGTAGGCATTTGTATTTGCAAGATGCAGAAGTTCTTGAGTTCGAACATACTCAATCGCAAAGTTAGTATTTGCAAGAGTATCATTGAACTGAATCTGATCTACTTTAGACGCAATGTATGCATTGGTATTGGCTAGTGTTGCATTGAACGTAGTTGTATCAATTTTCGTTGCGATATAAACGTTCGTATTAGCCAACGCAGAGTTGAACGTAGTTGTATCAAGTTTCGTAGCAATGTAAGTATTCGTGTTGGCTAGATATGCTTTCGTATTAGCAACAGATATCTTAGTTCCGATTAGACTGGTAATCGTTGTAGAAAAGTTTGCATCATTAGCTAACGCCGCAGCAAGCTCATTGAGCGTATCGAGAGTTCCTGGTGCTGAGTTTACAATACCTGCTACTTTTGTATCAACATAGTTTCTGATGGCAGTATTAGTTGACGTCAGAGACGACCAAGATGCTTTTGTGTTGATATATGAGTTAGTGTTGGCTAACGCACTGTTGAACGTAGTCGTATTGACTTTAGTCGCAATATATGCGTTTGTATTAGCCAACGCACTATTGAATGTCGTTGTGTTTAGTTTCGTAGCGATGTATGCGTTAGTGTTAGCCAGATATGCTTTTGTGTTCGACACTTGCATATATGACTTAGCATTAGCCACAGAAATTTTCTGACTGATCAGCGAACGAGCTGTAGTGTTTCCAATGAACGTAGAAGTTACATACGCATTAGATGATACTGGCTTATTGTTGATAAGCAGATTCGTCTTGCTGACGGAAAGTTTCGTTGATCCAAGATAGATTGAACTGTTTGAAAGCCAAATATCTTTGTATCGTGCTGTGTTCGAACCAAGGCTATATGTTACGTCAGCTGTGGGAATAAGTGCTTGCGTAGCAACAGTTGTAGTGAATGTGTTGGTGATTCCACCTCCGCCACCGCCTCCACCAGACACTGTGTTAGCTTGCCACTTACCAAGTGATGCGCTCCACACAAGAGCTTGTCCGTCACTTGGTGCTTTGACTGTGTTGTAATCTACGTCGTCAAGGCGATGAAGTAATACTTCACCAGAACCAGATGATCCACCACCAGTAGCAGCATTGAAAGCTATTTTAGAAACGCGACGATCAATGTCTTGTGTGAACTGTTCTAGTTTCTTTTCTAACTTAGTTACATCTGCGTCAGAGCCAGGATCACCTTTGTCACCCTTATCACCCTTCGGTCCTTGTGGTCCTACCGCTCCGTCTTTTCCGTCTTTGCCATCTCTGCCAGGAACGCCTTGAGGACCTCTCTCTCCTGTTTCACCTTTTGCTCCATCACGGCCGTCGCGTCCATTGGTTCCGTCAATACCTGACGGTCCTTGTTCACCGCGCTCTCCTGTCTCCCCTCGTTCACCAGAAATTCCTTGTGGGCCTTGTTCTCCTCGTTCACCTTGATCTCCTTTATCACCTTTAGGACCAATGTCTCCGCGATCACCCTTATCACCACGAGGTCCGCGTTCTCCGTCTTTACCTGCTGGACCAGTTAGACCTGTATCACCACGAGGACCAGGAGGACCAGCTTCGCCTGGGTCACCTTTGTCGCCCTTATCACCTTTCGTTCCAGATGAACCATTATCACCAATGACTCTACCGAGATTGGCTAAACTGCCGTCACTGAACTGTAGAGTAAGATCGCCTTCAAATATACGTGCGTCAACGATGCTACGACCGTCGCGCCCATTCTTTACTTGTATGGAATTGATTTGCTCGATTAGCTGAGAGCGAGCTTCCTCAATCTCAGCTTTCGCGAGCTTAGTGGCAACAGAAAGAAGCTTTGCCTTTTCTAACTCGTCCATAATCAATCATCATCCCTGATCTCAATCTCTTCAATGTTAGAAAGATCTTCTTTAGAAACTTCCTCAATAGCACGGGTCATTCGTTCAATAAGTTTCTTATCTTCTTCACTCAATGGTCTTGGTCTAAATGGAACGAGCTCTTCTTTAGTTACTTTCTTTGCGCCAGGAACTTCATGCTTGACTTTGATTTCAAGTTTCTGTGGCGTTGACTTTTCTTTTTGAGCTTGCTGTGCTTGATTATTAGCAGCTTTCTGTTCAGCGTCTTGCTGCATCTGTTGCTGCTGCATCTGCTGATCATTTACTTCTGCTTCTGCAGCTGCTTGGATCTCGCCTTCAGCAGCCATCTGCTTATCAATCTCTTTCATTTCATCTTCGTTCTGACGAAGAATGTTACGACGAATCCATTCTACTGAGTAATACTTACCAGCATACGCATCAACTACGCCAAGAACAGCAAGACGATTGTTCATCATGTCCTGTTCTTTGATTTCAGCATAATAGTTATCGCGCTGGAAATCATACTTGATATCGTTTTTGAATTCTTTCCACTCTTCGCGCGTCATTACGCCTTTGAGAAGAAGCTGAATTTCTAAAAGCTGATCAAACAGATGCGTGAAACGATCGCGTAGGCGTTCAATGAACTTAGCGAACTTGATTTCGTCACGATTGATTTCACCAGAACGACCTAGTGAAAACTGACCTTCTGGTTCAAGACGTGAAATAGGAACAGACAAAGCCTTGTAGAGCTTCTTGCGGAAGTAATCGACATCTTCCATCTGTCCAAGATTTTCACCGCCAGGAAGCGTGGTGATTTCCGTTCCGCGACCACCTTCACGACGAGGAAGCCAATAGTCTTCCAACATGGTCATGAACTTACGAGCGTCCTTGACTGCACCAGTATCCGCATCGTAAACAAGACGGTTCTTGTGACGAACCATCATGTCACGAACATACTGTTCGGCTTTGGCTTTTGGTAAGTTACCAACGTCAATGTAGAAAATTCTACGCTCAGGCGCGCGAGCGAGACGGTAGATAACTACAGCGTCTTCCAGCATACGCAGCTGATTGAGTGGCTTGATTGCTTTATGGAGATGTGAAAGGACCATACGGTTGCGAGCATCAAGCAAACCGCTGTGAACGTAGCAGATAGCATCCTTAGAAATTTTGACGCCTTGCGTCATAGTTCCCTGAGTCATACCTGCTAGATTGTAAAGATAGTATTCTTCGTATGCTGGCGCGATCAGCTTTGAGTTTTGACCAACAATAGGCGTGCGTTTGATTGGCTGACGCACCTTACGAATACGACGTGGATCAATGTAACGAAGTTCTTGAATACCTTTACGAGGATTAGCTATATCGATCATAATATGATAGAACAAACGACCGTCGATATACCAACGACGGAAAATTTCGTATGACATGTTATTGAAATCTAATAGTTTCAAAATTTCGTCAAACTCTTCCTGAATGCGCTTTTTTACGCTTTCTGGTTGGTCAAGTTTTTCAAGATTGAGTGTTACTGGATCGTCTTGCTGATCAGTAATAATAGATTCATTTACAACGTCATCAATTGCAGACTCGCACTCAGGATACATTGACATTTCTCTGTATCGAGTAACGAGTTCTGCTTCATTTTTAGCCGCACCCTCAAGATCGACATACGTTCCGTATGCGCCACCAGGCGCTACTTCAAGTGCGCCATCTACGTTTGGGGGAGGAGCAAACGAAGGAACTTGGACTGCTAGTTTTTCGTCCGCTCCTTCGTCTTTTCCAATACGGAATCCAAATAATTCGACCGCCATTTATTTTCCTTCAAGAACTGTATGATATATTTAGGCGATCAAATTAGGTATCGATCACCCTACCGTTAACGTCGGCGTTAACAGTCCAGTAATCGTAGGCGAACTCTACAGTGAATTCTTCGATAGCATCAGTTGTTTCCCAGTTCAGTTCGATGTTACCAACGTTGACTGGGAAGATGTTTACGAAAGTATACTGGCGAGTTGGAATAGCAGCATCACCTAATGT